CGCCGTTACCGCTACCGTCGTACATAAATCCAGCCACAGAGCTGTGCGTATCAAAAATGCCGCTGTAACCGTTTCTACTACCGGATATTGCCCAAGTGGTGTATGTAGATGCGTTGTTAGGATACCAATGAGCCCCGTTTGCACTGGGTGCGTACAAACCATAGAAACCGTTTAGTTGCAGCCAAGTTTGGACTTGGTTGTACGTACTACCGCGCTGCCCAACATATGTATCCGCCGCGTAGCCCCCTAGTTGGTCCGAAGTACGCGTAGAATCTACACGAAGTCCGTATGTGCTACCGCCGTTCCAACCCATCAAAGTCGGGTACGTCGCAGACCAATTAACTGCTGGGTTTGTGTTGTTACAACCACTACCGCTAGGTGTAGTGCTTTGGGATGCGTCAAAAATAACGTGGCTGTTGCCGTAGTTTTTCCACGCAAGCATTCCTACGACATTATTGATAACAGTATTATCGTTCCAGCTAGACTGACCGCGAGCCGGGACTGCGTAACTAGAAAAATTGCCTGCGGTGAGAACTTGACTGCCACCTTGTTGAAGCGCTCCGCTAGTAACGTTGACTGTGCTGCCTGAAATTTGCAGGTTGGATGCGCTGCCTGCAATATTTAAAGTTGCGTATGTTCCGGAGTCTCGGCTGTAGCAAAGAACATAGCCTTGGCCCCCACTAACGCCTACTTCAGTTGCAAGCGCCGTAGATGCACCACCTGCGTACCACCCAGTAAAACGACCTTGCCCGGTGGTTGATATGTCTCCAGAAAATGCTCGCTGAGAAGTGGTAGTCGAATTACCACTCAACGAACCAGAAAAAGTTGGTGCTGTTACCGTTCCCCCAAATCTTGCAGCCCCGTCACTAGAACGAATTTCAGCAACAACAGTAGGTTGGCCAGTAGCTGAACCTGACTCAAAAGTCCAACCGTAATTCGCAACGTTTTCAATAAAACTACGAAGCGCCCAACTTGTTACAAGCGTTCCGCTTGGAGCTGTGATGTTGCCGGTCGGCCCTGCGCCGGTTGCTCCAGCGGGAGACATGTAATCAGCCCACGCTGTATAACTACTTGAGTACCAGCTAAGCCCAGATTGAGAAGTTCCGGCACGGTTAAGGTAATGTTGTGGTGCAGTTAACGCAGTTGCGGCAAGATTTGTCGCGCTTAAAGTTCCACTGCTTGAAGTAATTGTTACAGCCGCGCAAGAATACGCTCGTGAAGACCCCGCATAAGGGCCAACTGCACCTTCATTTGCAAGCCAACAAACCGGATAAGTCGCACTATCTGTGCGGCCAAAGTATGCTTGCAAAAGACCAGCAATAGTAGCTGAGCCAGCCGTACCACTTGTGTTGTCAGAAATACGTGCAGAATCTACTCGAACGCCGTAAGAAGTGCTGCCGTTCCACCCCATCAAAGTAGGAAGCGTAGGAGACCAAGCATTGGCCGCATTGCTGGTACTTACCGCCCCGCCGCTCGGTGTTGTGCCAGCAGAAGCATCAAAAATAACGTGGCCATTACCGTAGTTTTTCCATGCAAGCAGGCCAACTACGTTGTTGATAACGCCTGTATTCCAAACGCTTTGTGTGCTTGTCAGTGTTACCGCTGTTGTGGCTGATCCCGCAGAACCAGCAGACCCTGTAATATTAATACCCCAAGTGCCAGTAGCACCTGTACCTGTCAGTGTTGGGGCGTAGGAGTTGTAGTTGTTAGACATCAACACATCTGCGTAAGATGAGTACGCAGTAGCAGACCCATAAGCCTGCTGATACACGCGCATGGCAATGGTGCTTTTGTTAAGCATCAACAAGTTGTCATTACCGCCCGATGCATCGGTGTATGACCTCATTGCCAAGTAGTCTGCGTATGGAGCGCTGTTATTATTTGCCCAAGACGTAAAACCAAACGCCATCCTAGCAGCGGCGGTACTTGACGGAGACAACGTACGAATGTCTTGGCTAGTAACGTAAGTTGAGGTTGTTGCACTACTAGCAGACCCCGCAGACCCAGTAACGTTAATGCTCCAAGTACCTGAAGCATTTGTACCAGATGTACTTGGCGCACCTATCGTGTTATAGGAAATTGTTCGTGCAGCAGCGCCATTAAACGATGTGCCCGATGCGTCACCAGCCCCGCCACTATTGAACGTAACTGCATTAGGCAAAGAGCCAGCAGAGCCTGTAATATTGATGCCCCAAGTACCACTTGCGCCTGAACCTGTTGTCGATGGGACATTTAAACTAGACTGCGCACCCGCCGCAGTGGTCGCGCCAGTACCACCAGCCGTGACAGGCAAAGTACCCGATGTTAGTGTCGAAGAGCTGTTAGCGTAGACTGCGCCGCCGCTTGTGTATGTTGTAAGACCCGTGCCGCCATAGGCCGTACCAATTGTTCCGCCGTTCCATGTACCGCCTGTGATAGTCGACGTGCCAAGATTAAAAGCGTTTGTACCAAAAGTTACGCCTTCTGGGAGATACGCATGAAGGTCCCAAGTCCCGCCAGTTGTGCTGTTGAGTGTTAAAAAGACTGCGCCCGCACCGCCACTAGGAATAGTTCCAATAGTGGTACCCGCAAAATTTGCGATGGTTAGTGTGCCTGTTGCTAGATTGTTAAAAACAAAAGCCACCCCGGTTGTCAGAGTGGTTGCATCGGGCAGCGTGTAAGTCTGGCCGCCAGTCCCAACAAGAGTGTGGATATAGCTTGATGCCGCCGTCAGTGCCGTTGTTCCGCCAGCAGCCGTTGTGTTTGTGTTTGATTGGTTTACCCTATTGACCGCAATGTTTTGATTGCTATCACGCAGCACTACAGAGTTTGCGCCAGAAGAAGCAGTTACACCTGTGCCACCATAAGCTACGCCAACGGTTGAGCCTTGCCATACACCAGAAGACACTGTACCTAGAGGACTGACGTTGTCGCTTGCATCTAGATTGACAGACTTTTCTGCGGGGTATGTCAGGAATACGCTCTTGACTCCAGCTACCAAAGTAATTGGCGAAGTGTTACCGTTAGAGTTAGAAAGGATTGTTGTACGCGCAAGCGTAGGGCCAGACGTAGAGTACGTACCAATACCTACTTCCCATGCAGAAACGTCTACGATGGTGTAGTAGCAAGTGTTCCCGTTGCCAACGACGGCGAACGACTGAAAGCCGGGGAGAGCACCGGCCAGCGTTACTGAGCCAGTGCCTGTTGTTGTCGTTGTCTCTTGGACACGATCAAAAAGTGCCAGAGCCATTTAAACGACCCCTTATTAAGATGTTGCAGTGGTGCTGTATGTAACTGAAACAGTGTCGCCAGCGGTAGTAACTTTAGCAGTGGCAAATGCGCCTGCGCTATACAAAGTACCAGAGGTGTTGCCTTGTGTATTAGACGCGCCAGAACCTGTCACCAAGAAGCAGCCGCCCACTGTACCACCGCCACCTGTGATGGTGTAGGTAATAGCTGTAGCAGTCTTTGTGGTCACGTTGGTTGGGGTTGTGCCAGTTGAGGTTGCGGAAGCAAACACAGCCGTGCCGCGCACTGCTGAGCCACCCACAGTGTAGTTCGTAAACTCAGTCCATGTTTTTGAAGACATAGTGTCAGCTGCGGCAAAAGTCAGACCTGTACCAGAAATCAGACCAAGGTATGGTCCAACTGTGGTGTAAGAAACACCAGACAACAAAGTGTCAAGCATCAACTGCTTACCAACAGCGTTGACCAGGTTGGGGAAGCCTTCTTCCCATTTAATGTTGCCTTCAGCATCGCGGCACACTATGTGGTAAACGCCTTCAATGCCGACAGTCTCGGAGCCTGTGACGTTTGACTGCATGCTGATTTGTGCATTGTCGCCAAAGCTAGAAAATTCTTTAGTCATGATGAGTCCTTAAGAGATACGCACAATGGCGCTGTTAGCATCAGAAGTCGGGAAAATAATTTGGAACGTGTTATTAGACACAATTTTATCTGAGCCAAAATCTAACACCGCAACAGACTTGTTGCCCTGCGTTGCGTTATAAATCAAAGCCCCACGACATGTAAATGACGCGCTTGTCCAGCTTGTGTTGCTAAACGAAATAAACGCAGTAGGCACGCCTACAGAGTTATTACCAAATGTGGGAGAAATTGAGATCACTAGCGTATTACCGCCAGCTGTATAGCCCGTACCAACTATCTCATTACTTGTAGTGTATGCGGTTGTTGTAGGGCCAATATTAGCCGCTGCCGTATACAGAGCAATTTTAAAAGTATTGGGTGACGTTGGGCCAAAGTTGTGCACTGCCTGGAGCAGCTCAACTTTAAAGCTCGTGGTCGTAGTTTGTTGCACAGCCATATCAAGTCACCGCCTGCCGATACTGACCAGAACGATAAGCGTCTTGACGCTCCATACCATCGCCCAAACGTTTAGCTAATGCAAGTGCTTCCATATATTTTTGGTTGTACAACTGCATCATGTCCGCTTCACCCTTCATATAGGTGTAGGCCTCAACCAAAGAGCCGTATAGCAGCACTGAATCGAAGTTGTCACCTAACCATGTCTGACCACTTGCCACGGTTGTAATAGACGTTGGGTAGTAGTAAAAATGCAGTTCGACGTTATAGTTTGCGTCGGGTTTAGGGCCAAGAATAAACGACAGCTCATTTGAAATTGTAGAGCTAGATACAGTCGGGCCAAACAAAGCATAGTACTTAGGTAATCCAACATCGCTAGCGCTTGGGTATGCTTGACGGATGAAGTTCACATCCTTGTTTAGCAAATACTCGTAGTTGCCGCTAGCATCAATTACAGCCAAAGAATACGTAGCTAAGTAATCGTCTGGAGCCGACAAGTACGGTGTTGTACTAGACACAAGACCCGTCATGTTCTTGCGAAGCGATGGGAATTGAACCGAGTTATAAATACGTTGCTCAGCCTGTTGAACGAACACGGGTATTTGAGCGATAAAATCCGCTTCAGTATTCTCCGTATACGCTTGAATAGCGTTGCTGAGCTGCGTATAGTTCATGCCATCGGACCTCTAGCCATTGTGCCTTTAGTAGCGCATCCAGTACCGCGAACTTTGATACCAGTTGTCTTTACATCGGGGTTATAACCATTACGGTTAACGTTACCGACAGACATATTTACAGTATCCGCGCGGGAAGGCTTAGCACCGCTGTAGCCGTTACCAAGCTCAACTTTACCACCAGACATGGTGTGTGGTGGGGCGTAGACTTCGGCATTGCCGACTTCTTTACCGCCTTGTTTTTGACTAAATTTAGCCATATCAACCGCCTTTTTTATAGGTGAAAGATGATTTCTTTTGATTAGCAACTTTAGCCAAACCACGACCCATAGTTTTCATCTGAGAGTTAGTCTTACCACCCTTGGCAAATTTTGTCATGGGCTTGCCTGGATGCAGCTTCTTCTCGTGTTTGTGCACGGCTCCAGCTATCATCTTTTTATCTTGTTTCAAATCTGCTTTGTCCATATTAAGCTCCTATCTGTACCGTTACTGTACCAACTTCCGCGTATAAAACCAAGTAGTTTGGCGTTAAAACCGAATCAAAACTACTTGCCCCACCAACAGGGTTCCACCCCCACTGAATATCTCTACTACCTTGGTTTGGAAACCCAAACCCATCTGGTGCGACGCTATTAGTTAATAGGATCTGCAATCCGTTAGTACCAGACTGTGTGTAGCTTACATCAGGACGTGGCTCTCGTACAGCTTGTGGGTCATCCACTGGGTACATACCCAACTGTAACTGAGGTTGATCAGGATCCCAACATTCAGGACACACTTTTAAATTAAATAGGCGCGTCTTGATAATCTCTTTTTTCAGGTCCTTCAACATGAACCGCTCATCACAGCGGTCACACTGAGCAATTGCATATTTACCAGAAGCGTATCTACTGGGCATACATCACCTATAGAACGCCTGCCGTGGGATAAACCGATCAGGAGCTTTATCCCTATCTTCTTGCGAAGCTAACAGCCACTGCTCTTCATAGATGGATTTGAGCATGGCGATTCGGTCAGGAGAGACATCGTTGCGTTTAGAACCAACGTAATACGCCAAACCAGCCACCATGCAAGGAATTAGGCGGAACGGGATATCTTGGATATTGACGCCGTTACCTGCGTCTTGCATACGGCGCATACGCCAGTACACAAACACATACTGATCTCCAGGGGCGTTAGGCGTAGGCCATACATTGACAGATGTGAGATTATTAACTGTTACGGTTGCGCCAATTGAATGACCAGCGGCAGTTGTAGTAATGCTGCCGTTGTACTGACCACGATAACAATTAAGTAGTTGATTGCCGCTGACGTTAGCGTAATAGATTGTTTCTGAGTCAATTGTGATGAATCCTGTTGCTGGTAGGCCATTAGTCGTGCTAAGTGTAATAGTTGTATCAGTGCTCAAAACTGTCGCTGCTACTGTCGCGCTAGACAGATAGCTTTGATTTGACTGCCGATTAATCCACACCTGAATGGGACGGCCTTGAGCTAGCTTGTTTGGCAATGTTGAGTACGTTGACTCAGAGATGCGGCTGATGTTAATGTCGATCTGATTAGGCGTAGATGCCTGTGTACGAATCACTTGATCCAACAAATCAATCGTAGTACTAGGTAAAGCATAGACGCCCTGCCCGGTATTCATTACGAATTGGCCTTGCTCAATAGTCCATAAATTGATGCCGCGGTTAGCCCATTCAATCGTAAGCATGTTGAACGATCGGCGTGCGGTACGAAACTCATAGCCAGTGCGAACCTCAAGACCCGCCCGCTCATACGCCTCCTCAACAATATCGTTGAAGTCTAGGTTAAATGCGGAGGTTCCTGAAGTGGTAGCCATTATCTAAATCCTGCTGTTTTCTTTGCGATCGTTTTAGGTTGGGCTACGAATTGTTTTCCGGCTTTTTTGCCCGCGCGTTTTGCACGCGTTGTCGCAGCGTACTCAGCAGGACTGAGACTTTTAATCGCAGCACTAGGAAGGTATCGCTCACCCGTGTCAGAAGATTTCTTACCACTTTTGGTTCTCCATTTTTGGTCGCCCCAATCCTTCAATGATTTTTGAGGCGCTTTCAATCTCGATAACCTCCGCCAGCTGCCTTGTACTTCTTGGCGACTAGCTGAGCTTTACGAGCCGACCACTGACCTGCGCCCGTACCTTGCGTTGCTGCGGCTTTTACTTGAGACACAATCTTCTTGCGAAGACCAGGCTTTGTGTAATTGCCAGCAGCGTTGACCTTACCACCCTCTTTATACTGGGTAAAGTCAGTGTCATCCCGTCGGGCTTTCTTCACGCCTTTGGGCATTTTAGAAGAGCGAATATCGCCCATACCACGGGATGCCAACATAATTAATCCTTAACACATAGTGCCGCGAGTTTTACCTCGCTGAGCGATACCATCAGCGCGCTTAGATGCGGAGCCAACAGAACCACCTTTACTAAACCCAAAAGCAGCGCGTAAACGCTGGTTAACTGAACGTGTATCAGTTGGGCCGCTAACGGATGGATTCTCACGACTTAATTTTCTGCGTTCAGCCACAGAGAGCTTAGTCACATCAACAGGGGCTTCTTTAGCGGCTGCTTTTGGTGTTTCTTTAGGCGCTTCTTTAGGTGCTGCTTTAGGAGCGGGTTTGGCGGCTGCTTTAGATTTAGCAGCGGGTTTGGGTATGTCCGTATTCTTAGCGCCAGCGCCAACTGACTGGGCAATACTCATTGCTTCGTCGGATTTGTTAGCCGCTTCCATCTCGTCTACTTCATCACCTGCAAAATATCGTCTAGCTTTTTTCATGATAGCTCCTTAGCAAGTTCTGCCGCCACTTTTCATAGTGATTATCTTGCCTTTGGTCTTACCCTTAGACTCAATACCACCGCCTTTAGCCATGCCGCCTTTTTTCATGCCCATACCACCCATAGATGTATTAGCCATAGGAGTAGGTTTCTTCATACCGTCTTTGGCAGTGCTCATACCGGGTTTCATTGTGGGCTTGCCCATTTTTGTAGTAGCCATGTGGCCTCCTGTAGAAAATTTTTTGCCTTTATCGGCGTTGTTGAACTCTTTACCCACGGATTGTGGGACTCCTACTTTCTTAGCAAACGATGGATTATTGGCCACCGCAGCCATGAAATTGTGTTGCTTTTTGCTTGTGCTTGGCATATTAAATCTTAACGACCCAGCCTTTACCGGCAACAAAACCAACAGCCAAAATGCCAACCCAAATTAGCAACTTTTCTACAACCGTCTTACCGACTTTTTTGTAGAACTCGCCAGACATTTCTTCAATGGCTAACTTAGCCGCTCTTTTAGCGATGGCTTCTTCACGTTCGTTTAGTGTGATTTCAGTCATGTTAGCAATTCCAAGCTCTTAAAGATTTATTAATCCGCGAGTTCGGGTCTTTTGCCGTCTTCTCGCTTGTTAATTTCTTTTTCATGCCGCTCATCCTCGCACAGAAAGAGTCTCGCCGGGAGCCGCCTTCTGGCTGGGGAGGTTTCAAGTTCATGCCTTGCGCTTTCGCAGAGGCTCGGCCTTTGGCGTTCAAGCCGCCCTTCTCGGACTTGCCCTCTTTCCTCTGCCATGCTGGACTCTTAGCCATAAAACACCGTGATTTTTGCCGCATTAGGTGCCGTACCGGGCACCGTAACGTGGATATCGGTATTGAACAAAATACCTTCGCCGGGGATTGTCAAGCCGATTGGCTGCGTACCGGTTCCAATATTAAAACGTAGTCGAATTGGCCCACCGGACCCGCCATCACGAAAAATAATGTCTCCGGCTGTACCGCCAGAAATACATTGATAACCTTTAAGGCGAGTGCGCTCACCAACAATTGTGCCTGTAGCTTCAACATGCTCGGCTTTTACATCATATTGCATCATAATTTGATGCTCCTAATTAGGATGGTGTAACAGCGGTAGTGCCGTCAGCATTCACCCAAGTGCTAGTAGCAGTAGCGCCAGTAGCAATCTTCAAAGTACCCAGTGTGGTGTTAAACACAATAGTACCTGCGGCTTTGCCAACAGTGTTTACAGTTGATGTTGCGGAGGCGATTTCTGCTGTAGTAGCAGTTGTAAGCTGAACGTAGCCTGCTGTTGCGTCAAGATTGCCTGTGACTGTGCCGGTAACGTCGCCAACGATTGGACCAATAAAGCCGTTTGTGGATGCTACTGGGCCTGAAAAACTAGTGCGTGCCATGTCTTTTCCTTACATGCAAGTGGAGGTGTTCTGTCTGCATGTCGTCAGCCGGGACTGTCAGAACACCGGATAACCCCGGGTTAAAAGCAATATACAACAAAAGAAAAGGGGGCGCAAGGCCCCCTTTCAAATATTTCCTAAGAAATATTAAGCACCGGCAGAACCGTACATGCCCAGAGGGTCAGACCAGCCGAAGCTGTAACGCTCACGAGACTTGTAACGGACGTTACCTGTATCGAAGTCACCGTCCATGCTGTTCTGCAAGGGGGTACGAACAAAGTGCTTCATGCCGTTAGGCACGTCGGTTGTCAAGAACCAAGCATTGGTGTCGGTCAAGAAGTGGTTAATTGTGTAACCTTCAGGAATTGAACCGTTGTTCTTCAATGCATTGATATCGTTGTCAGCTGTGCTAACGCGGAGTTCAGTCTCGAGCAAACGAGTTGCTGTGAACTGCAATGCAGAAGGAACGATCAATTTCTTAGGCTTAGCAGCAATCAGCAAACCACGCTCATCTGTCCAAGCAGCGATCTGGATAACGGCGTTCTCAAGAGAAGTCTCGTTCAAATCGGCAGGGGTAGATGGGATGTTGCTGTTAGTACCACCGGAGACCAAGGGGTGTGCGCTGGAGAACAGAGCAACACCATCACCACCAGTATAGCCAGAGCTAAAACCGTTGTTCAAAACAGCGGCAGCTTTAACTTGCTTGGTGTAGGCCATAGCACGAGCCAAACCTTTGGTGTAACGAGCAGACAAGCTGTCGTACAAGTTATCTTCGATAGCTTCTTCAGTCAAGCTGAAGCCCAAAGCAATGGTTTCGTGGTTGTATCGAGCAGTCCATGCTTCTTGTGCATTGTCATAAGCGATGGCTGAGCCCTCGTTCTTAACAGGTGCAGCAGAGAAGCCAGAAAGCTTGGTCTCTTCTTCGAATGAACGCTCAGAGGTCTCTGTTTCGTAGATCTCTTTGTGCTCTTCGCCGTAACGTGCATACTCTAAACCGAACAATGCGTTCAAGCCTGGGAGCAGCTCTTTCAATAGTTGTGCGCGTGAAATAGCCATGATTTAGCTCCTTATGCTACGTAATAGCGGTGTGCGCCGAAGTTGAACTTAACCAACACTTCGGGGGTTTCGACCAATACAATGTTACCAGCGACTTGCGTTGTTACAGCAGTCACAGTAAGAGTTGTATTACCAGTGGTTGTCACAGTAGAAGAAGCGCTCAAGGTAGCGCCTGTGAACTGCAGCTGACCGCCTACCACGTTGAACAAATCAGTGCCGATTGGCAAGAAAGTTCCTACTGGCAAACCAGACACAACAACAGAAGTTGCTGTAGGAGCACCACCAGACACGTACGCGCCTGAAATGCTGATCTGTGTATCAGGAACCAAGTTCAACACACGGAAGCCACCACCAGAAGCGTTAGCAGATGCACCAACGACAGACATGCCACTGTTACCAGTAGATGCAGAGCCAGTTTGTGTACCGCCAGCCATGTTAGCGCCAACCAGGATTGAAGAAGCTGAACCAATAGTGGCACCGCCAGCAGTTGTAGAAACTGCAACCTTCATCACTTGGTCAGGATCGTCACCGATGATCGCAGTAATGTCACCAGCGGTAACGTTACCAGGATAGTACTGTGAGAACAGACGTTGCTTAGTCGTAGGGTTTGTGTAGTAGCAACCCAAGAAAACACCAACCGTTGTATTGGTAGTGCTAACAGGGTAAGTTGCAATCACAACATAACCAGCAGACAAAGTAACTAAGTCACCGTTATACAAAGGGGTGCCATAGTTGTACTGAATAGGTAGATTACGAGTAGAACCCGCAAATACCTGCCCACCGATCAGATTGACCGGTTTAACGCCGTAAGGGGCGTCTACGGAAGGATAAGCCATGAAAGACTCCTATAAAGATTTAAGTACCTTTGCCAAAGCTCGTCGAGGATTTCCGCTCATTGAAGATTGGCATCCGCGCGTCACTCTGACGCATTAAATTGTTGTCTACGGCCTCTTCCTGTGCTCGTGTCATATCGGAGAAGTGTTTCGTCCGTTGGGCCACAAACTCAGAAGGAGTTTTGCAAAGCAACAACCCACCGATCTCAATGCTGTCTTTAAAACGGCTATTAGGATCGATTAGCAGTTTAAATTTAGGTTGCTCTTCAACACTTACTACCTCCCAACCTTCGCGCAATTTGGCGGAGAGGTTACGAGGATCAGCTGCATTCAAAGTAGAAACTCTAATCCATCTGTACGCAAAGCCCGGGGCCTTATCAGGTTCCGGTAGAAGTTCCGCCTGCTGCCACTGCTTGGGGCGCTCTAAAGAAGTTCTATTTGTAATCTCGCGTTGTAATCTGCTTTCAGCCATTTTAGGCCTCCAATTTCATAAGTTCACGAGCATATTGCTCGTTGGATAGTCCAAGTTTCTTTGCCAAGCCCACCTGCGTCTTAGAAAGAACCACTTTTTTAGGAGCGGTGCTCCGCTTCGCAGGTGCGACCACCGTGCTTGGTTTTGTACGTTGAGGCTTTTCTTCCTCTTCGTTGTTAGAGCCGCCAAATTCTTCTGGGAATCTGCGCTGTACTTCTTTATCTATCGCTGCATAGTACTCATCTGTACCAATGAAGCCTCGACCATATTTAGCCTCTAAGTCCTCGTGGACACCTTCAGCATATCTGCGCATAGATCGTTTATTTTGATCAACGAACCACGGGTTTTTTGACACCCATGACGCAACTTTCGGGTCCATTTGAGGGTTTTGAGTCCTCTGTGGTGTTATTTGTACATCATTTTCTTCAGTTTGTACAGTAGGTTTGAAATTTTTTGCTTTATCAAGCTTAAGCTGAGCACGGATCATCTCCTGCTGAGCTTCAAGTAACTTATCGGAATCACCCGAGTCGTAGGCTTCTTTATAGTTACGGCTGGCTTTATCGACTTCCATTTCAGCACTAGACTGATATGTAGAAATAAGCTCTTTTTCGCCTGATTGCAGGACGTTTTTAAGCTTACGGTTCTCGTCAAGAATACGCTGTGCAACGGCTAAAGCCTCTTGTTGCTCACGCAGTGCAGCCTCTTTCTCCCTACGCTCGTCGTGCCAAGCCTTCTTGTATTGCTTAAATTTAAGCTTTACGTTATGGGAGTAATCTTCAGAGTCATCGGCTTTCTCCAAATCCTCTTTAATACTGTTCGGAAGAGGCTCTACGAACCTATCTTCAGAGGGGGTATCGTCTTTAACGTCGACTTTAATCTCGACATCATCGTCTTCTATCGAGATATCCAACGTATCTTCGGGTTTACCCGTATTATCTTCCTCATCGGGAAATTTATAGCTATCGCTAAATTTAGGCATGTGCGCTCCTTATTTGCGTTTTATGCCGCGTGGATCGTCAACAATACCTTCTACAGTATCGTCGTTGATGATGCGGAACTCTCTACCGTGGATGACCAATCGTGAGCCAGCGTAGGGCCGGACCAAGATAAAGTCGCCTTGTTTACACCAAGGTCCCGTTGGGAACTTTGTTGTATCTTTGTAACAGTCTGGACCAAGCTCAACAACAAACAAGACCGTTGTGAGGGTCTCTTCGTTGCGCATAGTCTCTGCTGGTTTTAGTAGGCTAGTGCCCTCAATCGTTTCCTCTGCCTCTGGGATAGCGCACAGAATGCGATAACCAGATGGTTTTGGTAGCTGCTTTGCTTTTTCCTCTGCTTTCTTGTACATCAAGGCCGACAAGTCGACTGCTTGATTCAAATCCAACGTAGGTGTTTCACTCATCCGAGTTCTCCAAGTTTTTTGTCAGGTCTGTAATGTTTCTACGTGCTGTGAGTAGACCTGTAATAACCCCACATTGCTCGCAGTAGTCAGAGTAATCCTTGGCAGATCTGGCTCCCAAGCTGTCCTCAATTTGTTTGATCTTCTGATCAATTTGCTGGACCAAAAGATCCAGCGCTTGTCTAGTTTGATACATCAGTCACCTTTCTTTGGTCTCTGCTGTTGTTTAGCCCTTACTTCGGCTTGTAATTGAGCAATTTCTCTCTGGTTAGCCAACATCATTTGATGCTTCTGCATGTCCATGCCTGTTGAGAAGCCAGCCTGCTCATGTACGTGATCACGTTGCTGTTTATCAGCTTGCGCCTTCATCGCAATCTTCACGCCTTCAGTCTCCTGCTGCGCATTGATACGCTCGCGCTCAATCTGGAGCTGTGCCTGCTTGAGCATGACGTCGGCCTGATCTTTAGCCGCCTTGCGTTGCTGCTCTTGCGCCTTAATCTGAAGCTCTTGCTGCTGCAACTGGATGAGCGGGTCTTGCGCCATCTGCTGGTTCTTCTGCTGCTGGGCTTCTTGCTGATGTTGCTGCAGGATCTGTTGCGCGGCCTGCGCAGCCATCTGAGACACCTGAACCTCCATCTCTGGAGACATCTGGATTTCATCCGCATCCTCGTTGTATGGCGGCAAGGTCTGGCCCATCGTCTGCTCGATCTGCTTACGCATCTCCATACCCAAGTGCTCAGCAATGTGTGCTGAGCCCGCAGCCATAAGCTGCTGCGCCATCTGAGGACTCTGAGCCAACATCTGTTGAATCTTAGGATCTTGAGCCATAGCCATGTGAACAGCGATGTGTGCTTTATGGTCTTGGTAGATAAACGCCTTGACAGGCTTGTTCATCAGCAAGTTCTGGTTCTCTGTGACAGGGTCACGAGGTTTCATATCATCACTGACGGGCACAAGCTTCTGATAGTTCTTGATGCCAAGCACGTCTAACATCTGACGATGCAAGAGTGGTAAGTCATACAGCTGCGGTGCAGTCTGCGCCAACTGGAGAGCCGCCTGATACTGAACAACTTTCTGCGCCATCGTCGCAGCGTTGGGATCGCTCACTGGGATGATGTCGACCATGTCATAGTCAGACTGCTTCGCACGGCGACCGCCTTCTTCTGGCTCGTAGCTGTATGTCGGCGGAGTGTAGTCACGGATGATATTTTTTAAGAGCTTGAACTCTTGTTTCATCGAGTAGTGGATGCGTGACTGAACAGCGCTCATCGTTTTGAGCTGACGCTCAAGGATGGCTAGTGTCGTGCCTACGGGAGCCTGCGCTGACATGTCTGACGTCTGCAACTCAACAGCGCCAGCAAACTTGCGACCTTCATCAATAATCTGGTTGAGCAGCGCCGCTAAGACCTGTGAAGGCTCCTTGTATGGCAGGGGCATGATGTTGTCACGCATGTTGCCACTTGGCACGTCCATGTCGCGCCACTCGCCTGGGGAGATAGGGGTATCGTCACCTTTGGAGCGGAGTCCTCTGGTTTTAAATCCACCGGGGAGGTTTGCCAAAGTTCCAGCATCAACCAACTGACGAAGAATAGAAGTACCAGATTTAGCAAAAGCACCAATGAGGTGAACAAGGCCAAAATTGTAAAAACCAAAACCGGGAATGTAACCGTAATGGACGAAGTGCGTGCGCTTTTGGCAAAGTTCGTCATCCGGCTCCCAGTTGCGCCTGATTGCAAGGACATTTGTTGTGCCCTTCTCAATCGTAACAATGTAAGGGAGCGCGATACCTGTCTTTTTGCCATCATCTTCGTGCTCATAACCTTTGAGGTCTAGATCGACCTGCATCTCCAGTAGTTTGAATCGGTCATCCTGCGTTGCTCGAAAGCCCATCTTCTCCGCAATGCGTTTCTCTACTTCGTCCATCGTCTGAGTAGGCTCTCCCAGATCAATGTCACGATAGAAGCCCTCATGCTGCAGACGCTTCAAGTCATTCTTGTTTTTACGCATCACATGAGTAATACGCTCCGCATCTGCAAGACTCGATGCACCGTATGGCACAAGCACGTCTTCTGCCGGCGCATAGATAGACACCTGACGATCAAGAGCAGGATCAAAATACACTTTCTTGAACGCGTTACCAGCAAGGCCCAAGCCCCAGAGCATGCGCTCGTGCTCAGGACGGTACTCTTTCATCACGTCAGTAAGCTGGAAGTTCATGTCTTCTTGAACTCGCTCTGCTGCGTCTTTCTTCTCGGGGGTTTCTTTGCCGATAATCTTAGTCTTGACAGGCCCCGCTGCAGGGAACGTCTCCATCATTGTCTCAGCCTGAAACTTCACAACAGCTTCAGTCAGTAAGGGGTGATATACGCCGCAGGCTCCTGGCCAAGGCTCTGTTCTCTCCTCCATCTTCAAGCCTAACAATTCAAGGCCATCAACGTAGGTTTGTATCCAGTCTTTGCGGGCAGATACATCAGACTCAAAATCACTGATCAACTCACTAGCAAGTGAGGCAAGGACATCTTCAGGGATATCTTCGGCTAAGTTCTTACTAAACTCATCGTCCTCTTCTGATTTCTCAATCTCAATCTCGGTATCCCCCATACCTATGCGTACTGACTCAGGGTCCTCAATCTCGATCTCGATCGGCTCTTCTTCGACCCCCAGTTGGTCTATGCCCTGAGGTGCTCCATACAAAGCCTTATCCATATTTGTCGCCATGATGTATCCTTAATAATACGCAGCTTTTTTGCGGTATTGACGTAAAAAATTATCTTCCGGCTCGTCTGACGGAAGTCGTAAAAACCCACCCTGACGGAATCTTAACAGCGCAAGCGTTGTGGAGTCCACCAAGTCGTCGTTAGTGCCAGCAGGGAAGTCGTTGCACTCTTCTATTACTTCCTTAGCCCACCTACGATCAGGCGCAAACACAATGCCAGACGCAAATAAGTCAGACACTGCGTTCACACGCGCTATTTTGTCTTGTCCTTTGCCCGGAGTAAACTCCCCTACAGGCACGCCCATGCGCCTAAACTCTTGATACAGCGCCGATCCGTTGGATTTCTTCTCCACCATGAACGCATCAGGCTGCCACTCCTTGTATTCTTCTAGCACCATCTTCTTAAGCTCTGGGTACTCCATCCTTTTCTTGATGGCGTTGAGCAAAATGATGCAAAAGTTCTGTGTTTCCTCGTTAAAAAACACACCCCACGTCGTCAAAGCGTTATAGTCAGCCCTAGTGGTAGCTTCTTGAGCCGCATCAAGAGACATAATAGTGAACTCGCAATCGGGAGGGGTTTCTTTGTCCCAAATTTGCCACCATTCCCTCTTAATTAGCGCGCCTTCCTCAGAAGTGGGCTTCTGCATGTACTGAGCGTTCCAATACCGGATGTCCAGAGCAGCTTTCTTAGCTAACAACTCCTCAACATCCCAGAATTCTGGCCATAGTGCTTCGCCATCGTCCTTAATTGCAGGAAACTCAACAACTTCCCACGGATCTACGTCTTCATTGCGTTCAGTTTGCTGAACAATCATGCCTGT